AAGAGGGCTTCGCCTTTGAGTTTTAACTCAGGCCTCTTACGACTCACCAGCGAGCAACTTGCTGATGAGCGCATCCGTCGACGCCGTGAACTGGGTTTTGAAGCCCGTGTACACAGCGAGCTGTTCCGCGTTCGTGTATCCCGCAGGAGGAACGTCAAAGACGATGTAACAAGACATCGACACCTTGACGTTCTCTGCCGGGATAAACGGATCTGCGGTCAGCTTCGAGTGGTTGAGCCTCAGCAGATGACGATTACGCTTCGCATAGTCATGCGAAGCAATCATCTGAATGAGACCATCCGCACTCTGGTAGGTGACCTCGTCACCCTCGATAGAAGTACGAGGGAGAGGCGTGGTCACCGCAGAGATAGTGACGGTCTGAGGATCTGTAAATGCCATTAGGCATCACTCCTAGTGCTCGTGGGTTGAATACCCCGAGCACCTGGCCCGGAGTCGTGGGATCACTAGTGAAACGCTCGAGTCAAACCGAGCGCAGCACTAATTGCCAATTGGCGTGGCGTCATTCCTTCCCAGGAGACGCCGAACCCGAACGGCGATGCTGCACGACGACGCTTGGATTCACTCCAAACAGTCACCGTGCTAGGGAAGCGGTTCCCAGTAAAATTATACTGAGATCCGCCATCCAAGTAATAGGTAGTCTCGGAACGAACTGTTTCCATGACATACCCATACTTCATCACCAAACCATCGCTGGCCCAATCAGAGAGATTTGAAACAATATCTCCTGAATTGGAGAACCAGTCGAGGGCCCACGACCAAGGAGTCAAACTCCACACTACATCAGGCGTAAGCTCGAGTCCCAACAAGGGACCGGCTTTAGCGGCCATGCTCACAAGCTTATTCCGGCTTTTGTAGCCGGTTGGCAAGTGATACGTGAACGCACCTGAGAACCACGATTTTCGAGTCGTGGTCGTAATGTAGCGGAGGTTTGGCATTGGCCGGTTGTAGTCACGGAGAGCAGCCTCGTTCCATCCATTGGAATAAACCCATCCATTGTATGGACCGAGGTTCCCCGTTTCTACATTTACTACTTCAGGAAACTCATACCGACGTCTAACCACCTTGCCTGCATTCTTCTCATATTGAGAAAGAATGCGGTGGGCATTCGCCGTAGCATATGCCACGGAACGAATGTCACCGACAAGGGGCTTCCAACCGAACTCCGAGTTCAAGTACTCTTGACCGCTTTTGGCGGCAAGAGTCTTGCTCTCCCATGAAGCCAAGCCCGCAAGTTTGGGCAAGCCTTCACGGAAGAGTTCACCCAGAGAAGTCGCGACGTTAGCGATGTTGTTGGTCGGTTTACACCGAGCAACAGCCTCCGTTCCCAATGCGTTCAAATTACTATGAACGACAGTGGGAGGAGTTATGTTGGGGTTACAGGCCAGAAATGAGCCGGAGTATACAACCTCCCGCTCATACTGACTCTGGTCAATGTACGATCCCTTACAAAGCCTAGGAATACCATCAGAGATGGTAACCCCAGACGATGTGGAATCGAACGCCCCACCATAGTCGCCATCCTGGGCAGTTGGCTTTCGCGAACTGCGCCAGGCGGGATGAGACTCGTCGACAGTTTCCTGTCGACCCCTAGATGCTGTGACCGTCACAGGCACGGTGCTTGGAGTAGAAGAACCGCTCCAAGCTCCCCATGCATGTGGAGGTCCACTGAGAGGGACGAAACGCGACCGATCACGGTAGGTCCAGTTACAGATTAAGGATTTCCAATCTGTAATGGCCCGTTTCCGTACTCGGGGCATAACGCCTCCTCTCTCCAGCAAAAAGGGCAGAAAGTAGCGTGGTCGGATCCCCGGAGGTTTACCTCCGGAAATACCCTTATTTCTAAGGGTGTGATCACACAGCACCAGGGGCCCCGTAAGGGGCC